TGGAGGACATACTGTAGTAATTGGTCCAACTTTAACTTTTCCATTATCGCAATCATAAGATCCCACGTTCGTATTAGTAATAATTTTGTTATTATTTAAAATATAATAACTTCTCAAATTACCTGCTCCATCATCTTCTAAATATTGACCTTGAGAAATACCTTCGGTATAAAATTTTGATGATTTCACAGTTTCGCCAGAAGCAGAGTCACAAGAACAATCCATTGCAACACCAAAGTTGAGATTATATGTTGTTGGGGAGGTTAAATCTTCATATGGTATCATTTTGTATGGAGTAACTCCAAATTGAACATCATTGATATTTGGATCCGAATTCAAAATAATTTTTTCTAATTGAGATAAAGATAGAGTTTTTCCAAAATTGCCTAAATCTTGTTGATCGCCAAAATCTTGAATTGCTGCAATAATTTTTTTCTTTATATCATCAGAGGTATTTTGTGTTAATGTATCTCCAGAAAGAATACTTTTAAATGTTGTAGCAGAAATAAAAATAGATAAATTAACAAAAAACTCATCAGGATCAACAATTACAGTTTCTACCGAAGCCATAGCATATGGTCTCAACTTTGAAATCAATTCTTTCTTTGTTAAATTGTTTAATTGATTACCAGTCTCAGTTTTTATCGTTACAATTACTTTTCCGTATAATGGTGGACTTAACAATTCACCTCCAAAAGCGTTAACGTATTTTGCATTTGGATATATATTTCTAATAATTGATTCATAATCATTTGAAGTTACTGCTCTATTTTGAGATGCATAATAACGTGGTGCATTAAATTTTATTGATTTTAGTGTTTCTGCAGATGCACCTAATTGCGATTTATCATTTAAAGTTAAAGTTATATTAACTGGTTCATTTCCATTTATATCTTGGATTTGTCCAATAAATCCCATACTATTAATATTATTAGCAGATGCTCCACTAGTTCTAACATATTCAAAGTATACAACTTCACCATCAATTAATTTTCTTCCAATAATTCCATCTCCAAAAGTTAATTCATATCTTCTATCTTCAATTTCATTTAAGAAAAATATTTTATCATTTGATTCTACTGTAGTAATATTTTGTATTTTATTATACCTATCATATTGAGTTGATTGTAAATTTGGTCTTACATATACACTCAAAGTTTCTGTATCAACTTCGTCATTTGGAATGATAAAATTTTGCTGAATGCTTGCATTCACTACATATTGATATGATAATAATGTTCCCTCATAAATTTTAAAATTATCGAATATTGCAATACCATTAGATCTATTAACGTTAACTGTCTTATCTTCTAAAACCACAAATGTATATGCTCTTCCATCGATACTACCACTAGCAACATCTCCTTTAGATAATGTGACTGTTGATGGATATAACCCATCAACACCTAATCCAGTTTGTACTGTCAAAGTTATACACGCTTTTGCTGCTTGAACTGATCTTGGTACATAATTTATTAATCTTGCTAAAGATGCAACATTATCTCTAATTGATGCACTATCTAAAAATAATTCGTTAATTGCCATATTGGCATTAAACGCACTATAGTACGTATTGTACGCCAGCACATCAATTAAATACGACAATGTAGATCCAGTAAAATCATAGTCCGTAAACTCATTACGAGTTCTTAGGTATGACTTAATAGATTCTCTAATGTCATCAAAATCTATATTGACTAAGTTGGTAGGTTTCATTAACTTGATGGCCTTTCTAGAATAAATTGATTGGTTATAATCTGAGGTTCACCAATAATTCTATAAGTCACAAGAACCACAGCAGACTCTTCATCTTCAGAAATAGCAACTTGAACTTCAGAAACTTCAACTCTAGGTTCGTAATTCTTAATAGTTGTTAAAATTTTATTTTGAAGTTCAATGGCACTAAACAAGTCTAGTGGTTCAAACAACATATCATATACACTAGACCCTATAGATGGTTGCATTAATCTTTCTCCAAATCTAGTTTGAACTAAATTTTTTAATGCTTGAGTGATTGCTGCTTCATTTTTTACAGCGTAAACGTCCTTAGTGATTGGATTATTCCTAAAATCAACATTTAGATCTTTATAAGACCTTATATAAGTGATGTCTTCAGAAGACCTTGGCATTTACGCTATTTTATTGTTATCTAGTCTTATTTATACTGATTAATGCCACCTTTCAACGTAGTCATCAAACCCACCTTTACCTCCACATGGACGAGAATATCTATCTGTTGGAGGTTGATTTGTTTTTTGTTTTACTTTATTAAGATAATAATCTGCCTTTACATCAGTAATCAAGCACTTTGTTCCAAAATCTTTTTCCATTAAGGCATCATTTCTATCTGGATTTGGTTGGATTGCCATCTGTTTTCTCCATAATTGGGTAAACAGAACTTTTTACGGGGTTGCTATCCCGATTTTTTAGCAATTTTTCAATAAAAAAGGCAAAATTGTGTTACAATTCTGCCAAATTACATTATTTTCCTTGACCGCGATACTTTTTACGTGCTGCATTTCGACTTGTAGAAGCATATTTAGTTCCTAATCCCGTACCTTGACGAGATTTTTTCGGTTTTCCAGGAACGTAACCGCTTTTTGTAAGAGATCCCTTTGTTTTTGCCATAATTTTTCTTCCGAAAGACCTATTATACCAGATTTTAATCTATTTGCCAACTAGAACCGTTTTGGCACCGACTCCAATAGTCGCATTACACGGTGGACCTAATGGATCTCCTACACATGCAAGTGGTCTTCCTTCAACTAAAACAGTTAGACCAGTAGCTTTAACTATTCTTGGATGTCCTACACCATAAGCATCTTCAGTTGTCAATAATGAGCAGTTACATGCAGATGGTTTTGGAGTTTCGCAACCATCCTTCGGAGTTGGAAAATTATTTACGACAACATTTACCGTATCCGATTTATGTGTAATTAGAATATCTCCTAAGACTAGTGGTATTTGACCCTCAATTTTTACTGTCTTTACCGCAGTTGCAGGATTTAGATGAGTTAATGGAGTTGGTGGCCAATGACAAGTAGATATCATTGTGGCTAGTGGTTTTGTTGGACATGCTACGTTAGCTGGCGGGCATGGAGGCATCGAGCAACGAGTAATAGCATGAATATTTGCTGGTATTGCAATACCCTCTCCTGTGCATGTTCCTGTAGATACTGCTGCTAATCCTGGCATAATTACTCTGAATATGAAGTTGGGTTTAAAAGTTGAGATACAGCACTAGAATAATATTGTGCCGATGCCGATATAAGATTATTTATTGCTGACTCATCAATAGAAATGACATCCTCATATGATCTATCACACATAAAATCATAGGGATTACCATACCTATTTATTGCTTGAACAAACGTTTGAGTCTCTAGAGTTCTATCGTGTAGTATTTCTAAATTTCCAGAAAATTCGTAATCTCTACATCCTTCATAAACATATTGACTAGCAAACTGAGTTTTTATGTATGACCTAGAGTATCCACCAAAATAAGTAGATCCATATGGCAACGTATATGTACCATATGGAATTCCTCTGGCAACCCCATCACTTTGTCCGCTATAATTTGTTGTAAAAGTATATGTTGAGCAATATGCATCTGCAATATCTACATTGCCAGCACCATGTTGATTTACTAAATTATTATACGCTGCCACCACGGTAGCATTATCATATAAGCATTGAGTACAAGGTCCACGTTCGTTAGCATAATTTTTTCCTGCTACTTTTACACCAATGTTTATTCTCATGAATGTATTTTTTCTGGGATCTGGACAATAACTTTGTATTAAATATTTTTTTTCTTTCGTGGCGCAAGGTAAATTGAAAAAACCGTATTTTGCCTTTGAGGTTGCTGATCCATCATATACAATAGTTCTGTTTTCATCCAGATCCATTTGCCACATACTATTAATATTACTTTCAAATTTCTTATCAACATCATCTAAAGTAGACAATACTTTTCTAGAAAATTCTGGACCATGAATACCAACTATAAAATTTTTAAATTCTTTACTATAATATTCTCCAGTATCTAAGCTGTTGATATTTAAATTAATTGATTTGGCAGCATTTAGAGTTAAAGTAGACTCAGAATCTGTAGGTGATTCTGTTTCTGTAGGAGTATAATTAAATTTTAAAGAAGACGACGAAGATATAGTATTGAGTTGATTCCTTTCTTCCGAATTTAATTGTGAACTAACACTAGAGTAGATTGTTGCATCTATAGATCCAGTTTCTATTAATCTTTTTTGATTTGTAGAAAATTGTTTAAAATATTCAGCATTCGTATCAACTTGCTTACTGATATTACTTAATAAATTTGTGTAGTCTTTATTCTTTGTATTTGAACGATTTTTATTTGATTGTGGTAAAAATGCTTGAGCCGATTCTTTTGTTATACCTACTTTTGGTCTAACGTAAACTAAAGCATTTTTATTTCTATCTAAACTTTTTATACTTCCCTTTAACTGTACTGTATTTTTTTCTGAGTATTCTACTGATTTATCTTGTGTATAATCATCAAACGAATATCCTCTTTTTTGTGTAGTGCTTTTTTTAGTCTTAGTAACATCAAATTTATATTTTCCTGAAAATATACCCGTAGCATCTACTACTGCAGTTTGAACTTTTATTGGATCAGATTCATCCCACGAATATGTTGTTTGTTCATACTGGGTATTTGCTAAATTTTTAAACAATTCCGATCTCTGGAACATTTCTAATGTTCCAGGTTCTTTTGCCTTTGCTGTAGTTGCTGCAACATCAACGGTAATAAATTTTCTAGCAATATAAGGAACAGCCACGTTTGGAGGACTATTGGAAGAATAACCAGACCCACCATCTATAATTTTAATTCCAGTTAACGTATTACCTGTAAATATTGGTTCAGCAAACGCTTTTTTACTAGTTCCTTTTGCTTGTTCATATGCGGCACTTGGTTCAACTCCGCTTTCAATCAATTCCAAATATAAATTCTTATTAATTCTTCCAGGTGGATCTTGAATAGCAATTTTAATTGGTTCTATGAGAGGATCTTTCAAATTTTTTCCTGGCTTTAAAACTTGCACAGCAGTCACTCTACCATTTTCGATTACTGCTTGTAGTGATGGTTTTACCACGTCAAGATCTTCTTGAGGAACATCCAGATTTGCATTTCCAGTCACATATATAATTTCTTTTCTTTGAAATTCATACTTACCTATAATTGCAGCACGATCTTTAATACCCCATCCTGCTTTAACTCTTATTTGAATTCCAGAAGAACTTGTGTATAAAGTATCTTTAGTAAAATCGGATGAACCATCAGTAATGTACGCAACATGAAGATTGAAATCATCATCCGAGTGTTTTAAATCTGTGATCTTCCATCCATTAATCGTATCACCAACAACAAGATTTTTTACTCCTTCACTCCATTCTTCATTTGAAGTTCCAGAAACCATTAATGCTACGCCAACTCTGTCTGTAGCAGTTGCCGAGGGATAGTACAGGTAATATACATTTTGATTGCTATATGTCGTACCATTACCAGAAGTATAGTTATATCCAGAACGTATAACGCTAAGTATTTTCCAACGAGTATAATATTTTGCAGCAGTATCATCATAATAAGATGAAATTTCACAACGAATAATAGTTCCATTTGGAAGTGAAAAATCTTGAATGACTTTAGTATTTTTAGACTTCCAAAAATTTCCTTGTGATGACATATATGATGAATTTCGGTTTGCATTCCAAACCTCGTAGAAATTCATAGCAGATAAATTTGTACCAACAGAGGCAGAAACCTGAGTTGGTTCACTCATATGAAAAGTTGCTGGTACTCCATTTCGAACAGGATTTCCAGTATAATTAAATGCAATTCTTTTTTGTTTTGTTCCAACCGTCCAAACCAATGGATATGGATCAGTTTCGCCCTCTGGAGTTATCTTTCCATCTTCTAAAGAATAATTCACATAGGATTCGTTTGGATCACAATTACAAGTGTATGGAACCTTTCTTATACCGTAATAGGTTTGATACTGACTTCTTCCATTTTCTACATCAGATAACGTGTAAGTGTAATAACAATACACATAGCAAGGTTTACCCGTAACTCCCTTCGATGTGTCATACACATAAGAGAACCAAGTATCGGAACGAATTGGTTCAAAGCTTTGTTCTGATGGATAATGATCCCAATATCTTGCAGGAGAAGCTGCACCTGCCGTTCCCAAATACCCCCTATAGATTACTGGAGGACATAGAATTCCATTTCCCTGCCACCAATATCCACTTGCTAATCCCCTTCTTACTCGCCCTGCATTGGGGTTTTCAACACCAGATAGACCATATTCTACCTGAGTACCAGTTTCTCCTTCTGGAATCGGTGGAGTAGTGCCATCTGCGGTGTGAATTTCTTCTCGTTCACATACATCATCATAGTAGTACATGATGCGATCACGATTCCAAGTAGGTACATTGATTCTACTTGTATCCCACTTTGGTGATAATACTTTCTCAACAGTTACCCCACAAGGAGAAGAACAAGATTCTCCACTACCATCTCCATCTGGAGTATAATTTCCACAGGTATCTTTATTGCAGGGCATCCTATAATTTATTTCTCTTCCAAATTATTTAGACGCTCATAGATCAAATCTAGATTCTCTTTGAGAGAAAGATAATCTTCCTTTCCATCTGGACGATAACGAATTTTTCCTGGATGTGAAATCTCAGTTGTTACATATGTTTCTAGTTTTTCAATTCTCTCTAGAAGAGATTTGCAGATTTCATTGATAACATTATGAGCAATCTCATTGTCTTTTGCAACATATATCAGATCTGCTTCTGCCGCAGTCTTACCGCTTGCTAATAATTTTGATAGTGAAGTTTCAAACATCTTTCATAATACCTTTGAGATTTTCGCGCAGCGAACGCGCCTACGCGCTATTCTGTAACTCTAAACATTCGGAATCCGCTTCCGTCGTCGTCTAGTTCATACTGAAGGACATCGCCCTCAATAAGTCCTAGTTCATCGACAATCTCCTGAGGAAACTCAAGAATGAGATCACCTTCAGGAGACTCTTGTAGTTCTATTATAAATTTACGTGACATATTCTATAACCCGAGTAAAATAACCGAATTCGACATTGAGATTCTTTGCGAAATCTTCTGCCTGAATATATGTATCAAAAAATAAAATTTGATCAACTAATATGTCTGTCAGATGTTCTTCGTTTGCTACTCTCAGATGTCCTTCGTCTTCGCTCATGCCGTAGAGTGGTCTATACTTAGCTTCGACGTTCGGGTTCGGTAGAGCGACCTCCACGTACCACCTAGAAGTCTTCATATCCTCCGCTTGCATAATGATCCCTCCATTCTTTACTTTTTGCAATTTCTAGGAACTTTTTCATCTGAGGTGTGAGTTCACTTTCATCTATACCATCGGGATTTAATCCGAGATTTTCTCTGATTTCACGATAATCCTCCCTACTGATGACAATGGGAGTTTCATCGATATAGTCAGTCACTAACCTACGAAATACTCCCAGTGCCGACTCATCATCCTTAGCAATTACTTGTACAAACTTCGTCTTCTTCGTATCTCTCTCTTGATATCGAATAATATGATAATCCATAAAACCCTCAAACTCAAAAATTTTTGGCGCGATTTTTTTTATTTCTGGGACCCTCCGAGGGACCCTTTCAAATAATATTTAGGGGTATACTTAGATGCCTTCCGTAACACTTTATAGATTACATAGGACCCATTAATTTAATATAACGGCCGCCCCCGACCCCGAAAACCCGCGCCACGACTGGGATCTGGGCGGAGTTCGTTATACTTAAGAGGGGCATTTGACTGCCCCCCGATATACCTAACTGGTCAGAAGTCGATATACTCCAGGGTGGGCACATTGCCAGTCTGGGTATCATCGTCACCCTCGCTAATTGCATCGCTGGCGATAACATCGAGGATAGACAGAATCTCGCTGCCATTGTTACCTTGACGGAGCATGGAGATCATCACTTGCTTAGACATAGTTGGTCGTTTCGTTGTTAGTTAGTGTGCAGTGGGTAGTTTATAGTCTTGCCGAGGACTAGTTGTTATCGTTGAAGTGCTTCGATTTCAGGACCAACGACTTCCTCACAAAAGCGACGCATATTCATACCGAGGGCAGCAGATTGATTGAGGAAATATACACATGCGTCGGGTTGTTCCCTGATATCGAAACCACAATATTCTTGCAGGACAGATAGCTCAGCGAGAATGAATTTCTCTTCTTTAGTGGCGA